CTGAATTAGATATAAATTATTTAGATGTAAACTTTCTTGAAGACTTGTTAGACATAATACAAGATGTAAATGAGTTAGACCAAACAGAAACTTTGTTAAAGACTAATTTAGATTTAAAAGGAACAAGTATGGGATTTGATTCTAATACTCAAGTTAATACTTTTGCTACAGATAATATAATAACTTTCTTAAAATCATTAGAAGATACAGTAAGATTAGATTTAGACAAAACTGGTTCTTATACTGTTATACTTATACAAAATGGAAAGAGTACACAAATTATAGTAAATGGTGGTGGTTCTTCTACCATAACAATTAAACAAGGAAATTAAAATGAAATATTTATGTCTATTATTATTTGGAATAAGTTTACAGGCTGAACTAGATTTAACATTACCTGAACAACCTGCTGCATATATACCACCAGAAACTAAATTATTAAATTTAGGAGACTACAATGAACCTCCTACAAAAGCACAGTTAATAACTTATTGGACTTTTAATGTTTTAGATGTTTATACAACTTATGAAGGTATGAAAAGATGTCTTTCCTGTAAAGAAGCTAATCCTCTTTTACCTGATAGACCAGAGTTAGAACAATTAATATTACACAAAGCTGTGCTTGGTACTTTTATGGCAAGAAATGGTAGTAAAAATTATATAACTGCTATGAATGTAGGTCTAACATTTGCAGTTATTAATAATTATAGTCATTTTTAAAAAATTGACCTCACAGGATGCCCTAGGTTAAACATTTAGAGGGTAGTTAATACCTTTGCTTCAAAAAGACCTATTATTTAACCACGGGCTTCTCCGTGCCTCTGAGAGGATTTAGCTATTTTTACCTAGAAATTTTAATTTTTTTAGGCTTTTGCTCTTCTGGTATGTTTTTTTCTAGTTCAATTACTAGAATACCATCAGACATCTTAGCTTTTTTAACTTCAACATACTCTGCAAGAGCAAATGATTTATAAAATCCTCGTTCAGAAATTCCTTTGTGAACAAATTCTATATCATCATCTCTATCTCCATAAGTTGCAGAGACTCTTAAAGTATTATCTTCTATTTCAATTTCAATATCAGACTGTTTATGTCCTGCTACTGCCATTTCAATAAAGTATGCTTCACCTTTTTTAATAATATTATAAGGTGGATAGTTTGATGCTGGTGTCGATGCTCTTTGCAATGTATTAAACATTTCATCAAAACCAACAGAGAACGGGCTGAACTGCCCAAATGCTTTTATATTTGTCATATTAACTCCTTTTATAAAGCAAGTTTATGAGTGCCGACCTTTCGCACACCCTTATTTATATTATAGTGTTTAAACATCATTTGTCAAGTCTATTGTATAAATTGTTATAGGTTTTTCTTTACCTTTTACATATATAGGTTTTAATAATTTTAATTTCATATCACTATTCTTTTTAGTATTATAACCTATTACAATATCTTCTCCAACTTCTTTAGTAGAACTTTCTAATCTAGCAGCAAGATTAACAGCATCTCCTATAGCAGTATAATCAAATCTATCATTACTACCACAGTTGCCTAACATAACTACACCTGAATTAATTCCTATGCCAATGTCAATACCTAAGTCAGCTTCTTTCATTTTTCTTTTTATTTCTATAGCTGCAAGTATAGCTCTATCTTCATGCATATCTACGCTAATAGGAGCATTAAATATAGCCATCATTGCATCGCCTATATATTTGTCTACCATTCCTCCATATTTTTTAACTGCGTTAGCTTGTATAGTTAATGTCTTATTCATTAAATCTGTAATTTGTTCTGGTGGTAATTTTTCTGAAAGAGAAGTAAAGCCACGAACATCAGTAAAAAGAATTGTACATTCCTTTCTTTCTCCACCAAGTTTTAAAGACTCCGGATTATCTTGTAATTGTTTTACTTGTCTTGGGTCAAGGTAATGTTCAAACTGTTTCTTTATTTGTTGTCTTAATTTATATTGAGTTCTAAAGTTTAAATAAAATTGTTGAGTAGCTAAAAGTGTCATACTTGTCATACTCCAAGTTACATCAATTAAAAATCCTCGTAATATAAAATAGTAACCTAATCCAGCTATCGAAATAATCAATGTTCCTGCTGATAGTAATCCCATGGTAATACCAAAACGATTTATTACAAATGCGACAAGTAATCCTGAAATGCATAATATTAGTAGCTCCACAAATAATCTATAGTCTGGTATGAACGGAGAGTTAATCAAAATACTTTCTGCAAGGGCAGCCTGTATCTTGTGAGGCTCTAATAGCCCATTTGGTGTGGCTAAAGTAGGCATTACCCCCTCTGCAGTAACACCTACGAATACAAACTTACCTGCAACATTCATTTCAGATAGTGTAGTTTGTGAAGTATCTACCCAACTTATCCACTTACGACCAAGACTATCTGTTGATATTGGCTCTAGTCCTCTAACTCTTATTTGTTCAATACCATTCTCATTTGTTTTTATTTGATATGTATTAGAGCCAACTAATGTTTTTAAAACTTCTGTGCCAAAAGCAGCAACCCAACCATCAGGTGTTTGTTGTAATAATGGTAATCTTCTTACTAAATTATCTACATCTACTGGTGCAGATACAGCACCTTGAGCTGATACTTCTTGAAGCTCTGGTATGTTTTGTAAAAATCCTTTAGCTTTTGGTAATTCTACATTTGGTCCAAGTATAACAGTACCATGAGTTTTAGGGTACTCTCCATTATCAAACTCTGGCATAGCTAATACACTAGGAGCATAACTTAACATTTGTCCAAATATTTTATCTCCATCAAACCTATCTGGTTGTGGAAATAATATAACCCAACCAACCCCTAATGCACCTTCATTAAGTAGTTGTCTATGTATTTCTGCAAGGTCTTGCCTAGGAAAAGGATAACCACCTCGTTTTTGTACATCTTCTTCAGTTATATTTAAGATTACAAAGTTACCAGATGGTTCTGGTGTTTGTACAAAAGCATCAAAGGTTTTTAACCTCATAACCTCTAAAGGTGTAAGATTAAATATTAAAGGTAATGTTAATAATCCTAATAGTAAACTAGCCCATTTCATTAATCTGTCATTATCCTTGCATTTAAATTAGCTTCTATGTAATTATGAATGTTATCTAATTTTATTGTTCCTTCTCTAATTACAGTTTGTAGTGTAGCATATTCTTGTTTTGTAAAATAAGGTTTTAATTTTTTTATATCTGTAGATGTTCTTTCAGTAATTAATTTACCTGACCTGTTATATAAAAGTTTATAACCTATTAAAGTAGCTTCTTCTCTTTTCATTATTCAAATCCTGCAAATGTAATATTATCTTGTCTTCCTCTAAGTCCAGCTTTCATATATGTAGTTGCTCTACCCTCAAAAAAGTTTTGATGTTCTACTCCCATAACTTCATCAATCCAACCAAGAGGATTTTCTTTTTGATTATAATTAGTTTTAAGACCAAGCTGAAGTAATCTTCTATCAGCTATGTATCTATTGTAAGCGTACATATCTTTTTTAGTTAGTCCTTGTAAGTCTCCCATTTCAAATACTAAATCAAGAAACTTATCTTCAAGTGTAACCATTTGTCTACATATTTCATATAGTTCTTTTTTAAAATCATCAGTCCATATCTCTATGTTTTCTTGGATAAACTCTCTAAATAATTTAGTCATAGCTTCTACATGCATAGATTCATCTCTAATACTATAGGTTACTATTTGACCCATGCCTTTCATCTTACCAAATCTAGGAAAGTTTAATAAAATTGCAAAACTACTAAAAAGTTGTAAGCCTTCAGTAAAAGCAGAATAAACTGCTAGAGTTTTAGCTATAGTTCTTTTATCAGACTTAGTAGGTTTAAAGTTAGAAACATAATCATGTTTATCTGACATCTCTTCATAGTCAGCAAAAGCTTTGTACTCTATATCAGGCATACCTACAGTATCTAGTAGTAGACTGTACGCATGTTGATGTATTGATTCCATGTTAGCAAAAGATGACATCATCATTCTTGCTTCTGGTTTTGTAAATGTACGCATATATTTATCAATGTACCCACTAGCTACATCTACATCTGATTGGGTAAATAATCTAAATATTTGTGTAAGTAAATTTTTTTCTTTGTCTGTAAGTTCTTGCCAGTCTTTTACATCTGTATGTAAAGGCACAGACTCCGGCATCCAATGCATTTGATTTTGTAATACATAATAATCAAACATCCATGGATATTCAAATGGTTTATAATAATCTCTATTGCCCAACAAACTCATATCTATTCTCCTTTAATATTTTTAAATGTTCAGTTGCATCTGCATAATCTTCAATTAATTTAGCTACAGTTTTTACTGTGTTAGGATGGTCAGATACTCCAACCCCTTGTCTAAAATATACTTGTATATTACATAAAGCTTCTGATTGTTTTGCTTTATATCTATCATACAAAGCATCATATAATTTTTCTTTTATCATATTATCCCTCACAGGCTATACATTCCACATCATCTAACTTGATTCTTGGAACTTTAATGTTTACATTTTCTACATTTCTAGCTGCGTTAGACCTAAAATAGTAGAGTGATTTAAGTTTATTCATACCATACCAATGAACATCATTTACATATTGCATATAATCATCATGTATTCCTTGACCCTCTGTTGCTTTTGGTAAAGTAAAGAATAAGTTTACAGATTGTGCTTGACATACATATTGTTGTCGTTGATATGCATGTTCAACAATCCATATTTGATTTATTTCATTTGCAGTTTTAAATATTTCTTTTTCTTCTTCAGTAAGAATATCTAAATGTTGTACTGACCCATTACTACCAGCTATATCTTTCCATGTTTCTTCTAGCTTTTTACCTTTTAATCCTTTTTCTTTTAAAACTTTTTCAAGATATTTATTCTTAACTTGATAGCTTCCTGATAAAGTTTTGTGAGTATAGCAATTAGCTCTATAAGGCTCGATACTAGGAGAAGTGCCACTACATATAATCCCACTACTAGCGTTAGGAGCAATAGCAAGTAAGTTAGCGTTTCTACGATTTGAACCATGTATGTCAGGAGCTTCACCCCTATTGATAGACAACTCTTTAGTAGCTTGTATAGCTTTGGATTTAATATGTTTGAAAGCTTTGTGGTTAAATCCAGTCGCAAAAATACCATCGAAAGGTATGTTTTTAGATTGTAAATATGCATGAAAACCCATTGCACCCAATCCGAGACTCCTTTCTCTATATGCCGAATAGGCAGATTTATTATATCCTTCTTTACCTTCTTTAATATATTTGTTAAATCTATTGTAATTTGCACTATATCCTCCTAGTTGTGATGTATCTACTGCATTCTCTATATAATGTTCTATTATATTATCAAGCATAGTTATTAAATCTGATATAAAGTTTTTATCTTTAGACCATTTATCAAAGTGTTCTAAATTAACAGATGACAAACAACAGACTGCTGTTCTTTCTTCATTAGTTGGTAATGTAATTTCAGAACATAAGTTGCTTTGTTTTATTTCTAATCCTAAATCTTTTTGTTGTTTAGGTAATGCATCATTACAGGTATCAATATTAACCATGTAAGGTTCTCCTGTTTCAGCACGAGCATTTATTATTTGAAACCATAAATCTCTAGCATTAATAGTCTTAACTGCCTCATTAGTTTTAGGGTCAATCAATCTCCAATCTTCATCATTCTTTACAGCATCTAAAAAATTGTTTGTAATGTTTACTCCATTGTGTAAGTTTAAACACTTTCTATTTATATCTCCACCAGATTCTTTTCTAATGTTAATAAACTCTTCAATCTCTGGATGACTTACATCCATGTATGCAGCATAAGAACCTCTTCTAGTTGTGCCTTGATTAAAAGCTAACATTTGAGAATCAACTACATGCATGAAAGGAATAGAGCCAGTTGACCTAGAGCCATGAGTAGTAGATATACCATTACTCCTAACATCTCCCCAATATCCACCGATGCCCCCACCTGAACTTGCCAACCATATATTCTCATCATAATGAGTAGATAAACCAGTCCGGCTATCAGGTACATAATTAAGAAAGCAAGAGATAGGTAGCCCACGAGTAGTTCCCCCGTTACTAAGAATAGGAGTGCTAAACATGAACCAACAGTCGGAACTGTAATTATAAAGTCTTTGAGCCAATACATAATCTGTTTCTCCTTTAAATGTTGCACCGAAAACTGCAGCTCTTGCAAAAGCCTCCTGTGCATGAGTTTCATTATCCCAAAAATATCTATCTTTGAGAGTATCTATACTAAACTTATCAAAGTTTTTTTCTTTGTCATAGTCTATTATAATTCCTAAATAACTTTTAGTTCCTATTTTATCTTCTACCATTTGTTTCCTCTAAATATAATGCTATAATTGAATAATGTATTATCTTATATAGTTCTGCTTTTTTATTATCTTTCTTTCCATATCGCATAGCATACTTCATAATATTACCAACAGTAAAACCCTCTCCATGTCCGGCATCTATTATCATATCAGTAGCTTGATATTTACCATTAGCATAATGTTGAGTATAAGTTTCATCTATATATGATTTAATAACATTAAGAATTTTATCTTCATTAAATTTATAATTAATTCTTTTTTTCATAATATTCTTTTTTTGTTTGTTTATAAAACCATCTTAAACTGTACGCACTAATCATAAATTTATTATTAGCAAAGATGTGTGTTTGTTCAGGAAGAAACTCATGTAAATTTTTTCTGTTAATTCTAGATTTATCTTCTCCATCTGGTGTCATGGTTCTTAACCAATCTAATAATCTTTCCTCTGCTTTTCTTCTTATTAGTTTAGATTTCTTGCCATTCATAATTCTTTACCAGTTGCCAATATTTTAATATACTATTAAACATTTGTTTATGTTTCTCGTGTGATTCTTTATCCCATATATGACAAAGAACTATACTTGTATCTGCTCTATCTACAAAGATAGAAACTCTTGTAGGGTCATCTATGTTACAACCTTGAGCATACGCTGATAGTTGCATACCATGTTCATCATAAACTAATTTACTAGGTTCTTTACCCTCAAGGTTATCTTTAGTTTTAAAGTCCACAAATATCCCTGACTTAGAATACAAGTCTATCTTACCACCATAACCTTGATTAGCACAAAAAGAATCTTCTGCTATCCAATCTTCATTAGGAAAGTTTTTATCCAACCATGATTGAATAATCTTGTAAGGTTTAGATTTACCTTTGCCAAGAAATCCTTTCTCTATTTGTGCATGTATTTTAGTTCCTTCTTTTGCAGCTTTTGAACCAATCTGTTTTGCATCAGCCTTACATCTATACACAAAAGAATCCATAGACTCTTCATCTCCTATGTCTAAAGTAGCTGCAGATTTTATAGCTTGAGTTATCTTCCAGTTTTCTAGTGCTGGTTTTGCAACCATACCGAGAATAGTAGTAACGGAAGGAACAAGTCCTATACTTTTAGCATCCCTTAATGTAGTATTTCTTTCTTTACCATTAGCCCCTATGATAGTATACATAGGTTCTCCCTCAAGAGAATACCAATGTCCGGACTCGGATGTAAATTTATTATACTTATCTAATTTAGTTTTGTCAAGTGGTTTAGTCATTTTTTAGGTCCTTAAATGTTTTAAATACATCAGATGTAAATAATTTTCTAATATTTACTAACCACATCTTACTTGCTTTATGGTCTCCACCACATACAGATTTTTTAAAATCTAATTTATCTATAAGTTGTTTTAGTTTTGGTACATCAAATATAAAGGTACAGAATATGTCATCATCAATACAAAGATTATGAAACCAAAAGTCTGCTTCAGTTGTAATAATACCAGAGGGTTTACCATAAGATTCATACTCAATACAAATATTACCTGTCTTCATCCACATACCTCTTTCAGACTTAACTTCTATCTTTTTATTATTAAGCATATCTGCTATTTTATCTTCTCTTATCTGACCATATTCTAAATCAAGGTCAAACTTTTTTCTATCTTTTTTAGTGGGTTTCACTCCAATTACCTCCTACTTTATATTGACCAGTTAAATCACATCTCATGTTAAACTGCTCTGTTACTTTTTCTATTGACTCAACACCTAGTCTGCCAATATAATCTGCTTGAGATTCTTTGACTTGTAGTTGCCACTCATCATGTATGTTAGCTACAAACTGAGCATCTACTGTATTAAGTTTGATTAGTTCATATAAGTTTACCATAGCTTGTTTCATTACAATAGCACCACATCCTTGTAATAGTGTATTTAAAGAAGCATGTTGACTCCTTACATATATCTTCCTACCATCTATACCTTTTAGGAATCCACGATTAGAAGCTTGTTGTACTCTATCTCTTAACTTTTTTAGAGCCGGTAAATTACGGAAGAATCTTTCTCGTAATGCTTTACCTTTTTTAATGTCTCCGTTTATTATCTTACCTATCTTGGCATCACCAGCTCCATATACTAAAGCATAAATAAATGTCTTAGCTTGGTCTCTAGTTTTAAGACCAGCTAGTTCTTGATTAGTAGAATGTATATCGCCATTGACTACCTCTTCAATGTAATCAGCATCATTCATATAGTGTGCTAACATTCTTAACTCTAGTCCACTAGCATCTATACCTACAAGTTTATATCCTTCTGGAACAGTCCAACAAGCACGACACTCTTTACCATAAGGACTACCCAAGTTTGGAACTTGAGCCATGTTAGGGTTTCTATGGGTCATTCGACCTGTAATAGTTCCATTAGGTATAACTCTACCATAAACTCTGTCATCTTTTAATTCATCAATCCAAGATGAGACCTGTGCTATTCTTTTCTGATACAATAAATAATCAGCTATTAGTTTAGCCTCTTTGATATGAGTAATCTTTTTAAGTGTTCCTTCATCTACAATAGGTTGTCCAGTAGGAGTAAACTTTTCTGGTTTCCAACCAAAGTCTATAAGATACTCTCCTATTTGTTTACGACTACCTAAATTAAAGTCAACTAACTTTCTACGCATAAAAGGTTCTCTGTTACCAGACATAAGAATATTTTCATACTCATCATCTGTAAGTCCTCTCTTACTTAACTCTCCATTCTTATTAGTGTAGGGTAGTACCATCTTATCTTCTACCCATTTAGGCTTAAATGTTTTTTGTACTTCATCTTCTACATCTGCTTTGTTTTGATTAAGTTCAGCAAGTAAAGTCATGGCTTGTTTACTATCAAAATAAAAACCTGTCCTCTCTTGTTCTCTAATAATCGCTGAAGTTTTTTGTTCTAAATCAAATGATTGTTTACTAAAACCTGTACCCTCATCCAATAAATATTTATATACAGCTTCATTTAATATTACATCTTGCTCACAGTAATTTAACATAGCCGGAGTATAACTTTCAAACTCTGGTTGTTCTTGTTTAGGTATTCCTAATCTATATCCCCAAGTCTTAAGGCTATGTCCATTCTCTCTAACTGGATTGTAAAGTCTTGACATAACTAAAGTATCTATAATTTCTCCTTTGTATTTAAAGTTGTAAAGATTACCAAGAACCGGTAAGTCAAAACCTATGATGTTATGTCCTATCAAAGTGTCTGCATCTTGTAATAGTTTTATACCATCTTCTATTTCATCTGGTGTAAATCTATAAGACTTACCATCTAATTCTTTTGCTACAATACACCAAACTTTTGTAGCATCTAGGTCATCAGTTTCTATATCAAAAATCAGCTTCATTGTCAAATGTTTCCTCCCCTGTTATTTCATGTAATCTACCAGTATCAATATCATATTTTAAACTACAAGCCATTCCAGTATCCCCTGTATATCTTGACTTCAGCACTCTTACTTTAGTTATGTTAGCTTCATCTGGATTCTCTGCTTGTTGATTTCTCTCTAGTGCTATAACACAATCAGATAATTGTGCTATACCTTGTGAACCCTTGAGATGAGATAGAGATACCTGTATACCTTTCTCGTGTCCTCTATCGCCAGATGCCCTACGCAAATGCGATACCAGTATCATACCCACACCAGTTTCCTCTACCAGACTACGAAGTCTATTCATTAGCATGTCGATACCTCTTCTCTCATCTCCCTCTGTCAACACATTTACAAGCATGTGTAAGTGGTCAACCACCACCCAGTCACATTGACAACCAACAATGATATATCTTAACTTAGAAAATATCTCATCAATATCTGTTGCTCCTAAATGTGCATGAATATAAACTCTCCCCTCTTCTATTGCATTATCAAATAAAGTATTTAGTTCTTCATCTGTATACTTAGCTCGTTTCTCTGATAAATATATTCTATCATTAGCTTCGATAGACACAATACCATCTGCAGTTCTCAACCAGTTTTCTTCTAGTGCTATGATACCTACATTATCTTTTGTATTCTTTATGAGATGATGCTCAAGTTCTCTAGTCACACTAGATTTACCAAGTCCTGTACCACCAGTAAGAGTTACAAGTTCTCCTTTACGCATACCATATAACTTCTTGTTTAAACCTTCCCAAGGATATGCAATACTTTCTTTCTCTTCTCTGTTTAACCATTCATCTTTCTTACTAGCTAACTCCATAATACCAGATGGTGTATAAGTCTTGGCTTCCCACCATGCAGTAGAAAACTCTTGAAACTTTTTCTTAGCTAACATCTCGTTAGCATCTTTATATCCGTTAGGTAAATTTATTATCTTAGCTTTACTTGGCTTAAGTATTCTAGCCACTTGCCTTGCAGATTCAATACCAGCTTTATCATTATCAAAACAAAGAACAACATTATCAAATGATTCTACAAACTCAATGCTCTCTCGTATATCTTTAACAGCAGATGAAGCCCCTCGTTTTATTGATACAACACTAGACTTACCTTGCATTAATTCATAGACTGCCATTGCATCACACTCTCCCTCTGTAATAGTTAAATACTTACCACCTTTATTACGATACAGTTGTTCTCCAAACAATCCTGTTCCTTCAAAAGTTCCGTTGCATGAAAAGTTTTTATTGTCAACATACCTAGTCTTGGTTGCAACTATCTCACTTCCATTATGAAAAGGATAGATGTGTTGTTTGATTTGTCCGTTGTGGTCTTTAACTACTTTGACTCCAAACTTTCTAGCTGTCTTTTCAGATATGTTTCTATCTGTTAAAGGTGCATAGATACCAGTATAAGAATTTAAGAAAGATGTTTCTGGTTGTTTCATTTCTAATATATTATCATCCTGTTTAAACGCACTCGCATTATCATAGTCTGGAAAAAATGTATTACAGCTAAAGCATTTAGCAGAACCATTATCATTAAGTGAAACAGCATCACTACTATCACACTTAGGACATGGTAGTTTGTGTTTAATAAATTTTGTATTCATTCTATCTCCTATAAAAAATTGTGGCTAGTGCATGGTGGTGGTAGTTCTTATTTACTTTCATCTGTAACCTACTTTTGTATAGGACTCAACTGTCAATATACGCAAGGCTTTTACAACAGCTCACTCCTAGCCACTAAGGTATTACGATACCTCGTTTAAAGAATCATCTTCTGTTGAAGTTTCTTCTTCTTCTGTTGGTGTTTCCACCACAGCTTCTGGACAATCAGCTAGTAATGTTTCAAGATTACCTTGATGTCCTTGTGTAGCAAAGTTTAGTGCTTCAACTAAAGTATTTAATGTTCCCATTTTATTTATGCTAACACTAGCATTCACTCTGGAATCACTATTCTCTATCTTTGAAACATCATAAACTGTTTCGCCACTCTCATTCTTGATGGTAATAATCATTATTAAAACTCCTCGTTATCATCAAAAAATTCTGACCCATCTTCAGCTTTGTATTCAACAAGCTCAACGACTTGTACACCTTGTAGGTCAAGACTCTTGCCTGACTTACCAGCATACTCCCATTCGTATTCACTACATTGAACTCTAACTTTAGAGCCATTCCCTACAGCAACATTGATGTCTTGCTTATTGGAATCAAGTAATCTAGGTGCATTCCTAACCATACCATTAGGACCATTAACCTTTCTCTTGATAACCAAAGCCGGACCTTCATCCATTTGCTTTATTGTATGCCCACGACTTGCAAAGTCATCAGCAACACCCTGTTCCACTACTAAGTTAATAGTGTATACAGGTTCAAAAGTAGTATTAGGTGTCTTGATAGATGCCCAATACCCCGTTCCTTCTACTATCATATATACCTCCTATGATTTAGTTAAGAAGTTGTTAAAATAAATGAGAGTTGTGAGCCGACTACTCTCAGAGTCGTGGTCAGAACCAAACCTACTAACACATGGAGATAGAGGGCTTGTTCGGTTACTCAAGATATTTTTATGTGTATAGTCTACCATACTATTGTGACAATATGATGACATTTGTGTGACAATATTGTGACAATTTTGATAGTGTTTAAACATACTCATTGCCAATACCAACATTACCATTAAAATCAATACGCATTCATTTGGATTCCAATATCTCATCTAGCCCCTCTAAACTTACATCATCTAGTATCTCTACTATAAAGTTATCGCCTTGATACTCAACAGTATGAGCAATATCTATGTCTGCTTTTTGTTTTATAATTACTAGACTCTCTGTAAAGTGTCTGTACTCTTCTTTAGTCATTGTTGCTTTCATATTATGCCTCCTTGTCTAAATCCCATTTAACAATATTATTATTTCTACTAAATAATTTTTTCTTTCTTTGTTCATCTTTGAATATTACAAACCATTTATCGCCATTCCTTTCTGCATCTTTAAATACTGCATTAGTAAATATAATTGGTATTAATACAGTTAGATGAACTACAATGCTTGTAACAGTATTGTAGCCATACCAACCTAAATAATATGTAGCTATAAATCCAAAAAATACTGACCACATTGTAAACAATACTAACATAAAATATGCTTGTAATGAAGGTTCATTAATATTTTTTAGTGGATTATATTTTACATTCATAACTAGATTCCAACATTCTGATACCCAATAAAAAAAATTCTTAATCATCTTCCTTGTCCTCTATATTTTTTATATGAACGTCTTTTGTTTTTGTTCATATGTTTAGTTGATATTTTAATAGTCCTAGAACGCCCTCCTATGCCCTGTGATGTAGACTTTTTAACATGGTCTATACTTTGTATTACTTTGGTTCTTAAAGCCATTCTACTTTATCCTTTTTTCTTTTATCTCTATATTCTGTAACTTGTTTACCATTACCATAACAAGTAATCATCTTAGTCCACTTACCATTTTTATATCTACAGTCTATAGATGTTACTTGATTATCTAACTTTTCTTGTTCAAGTTTTTCTTGTTGTGCTTCAACTCTATCTTTATATTGTGTCATTGCATCTCCAGTAGCAGTCCTTTACTTGTCAAGTGTGCTACCTCCTCCATAATACATTGATATATGTAGCCTTCCTTACTGTCCTCGCCTTCGGTGTTCTTAACTTCATTAGTAACTTTTGTCACTAACATGTCCAGACTACCTTCTGAAAGCAATCGTAAGAACTCAAAGTCTCTTACAGCTACCTCTTGCACTCTTCCATATAAAGTCATACTCCTAACTCCCATGCTCTTTGTTCTGCAATTTGATACAGTATCTCATCCCTGTCATCATCTGCATGAAGTCCAAGCCTTGTTTCGTAAGTAAAGATTTCTTCTTCTAACAACCCATTCTTATCATCTTCTTCTACTTGTTGCATTATCTTTTCAAATGCTAAGTCGTTATAATAATTACTCATATCCTAACTCCTGTAAGTGATGTATTAAAGCATACAATCCAGCTTTAATTCCTTTGTGTTCTGCTTGTGTATGGCTATCATTTACCCAACCATCATCATCAATTATATCTTCTGCTATCCATTCTATTCGTTCTAAAGTTATTTGTTTATTCATCTTCTTCCTCCTGTTTAAACGCTGTCTTTGGCATAGCTATTTCAGTCATTATCTTAACCATTTCTCCTGCAATCTCTGGTGGATTCGTGGCATATATTTTATTGACTGCCTCTATATATTCTACTACTAGATTACTCATTTACTTTCCTCCTTATAAAACTTATTAACTATATGTTTAATGTCAACCCAAGCATTTTGAATATCATCTGTAAATCTAGACTCACCAGACAATTCAATCTCTCTAGTTATAACATCATCTATAATATAAATTTTATCAGCTAAAGTAAAACTTTTATATATACTATCTTTCATCTGACACCTCCTCTATAGATACTATCTCATCATCATAAAAACAAAATTTTGATTTTAGTTTTGTTAATTGATTATATAAATCTAATAATGTGTTAGCATTTATTAAATATTCTGTACCATGTGCTATTTTAATTATGTAATTCATAATGTTTAAACGCCCTCCTAGTTTTTAAACTCTAGCCAATCATTAGCTATATTAATCTTACCATTAACTATAATGTCTGTCAAGTCTTCAAAATTTTCAAAGTCCTCTTCTTGCCATTCGTTAAAGTCAAATTCTTGTTGTTTCCATTCTTCCATTCTTTTCTCCTTTTGTGTTATTAAATTATGTAGTTATGTTAGCATACTTTTGTTACAGTTTTATGACAATCGTGTGACAATCTTGTAACAATTAATGTTGTAGATACCAATATTGTTCTCCATCAAAATCAACCCAATCATATCCATATTGTTGGTCTCTAGCAAAAGCCTCTATATCTATATAGCACTCTAAAGCCTCATCTATGTTAGCAAATTCCAAGAAGTAATCCCACATGTAATCTTCAAAGTAATCATCTTTGATAAAAGTTACTCCAAACTCTAAGTCCTTCAAACCTTCTTTATAGTTATCACAGTATTGATTCACTACCTTTTGCAATGCTTCTACTTCCTCCTTAAAGTCTTCATCATCCTCATGTTTCTCAATGTAATCTAATATGTCTCTACTATCAATTACATCATCACTATTATTATATTTATATATCATGTTTAAACGCCTCCTATCTGTTAAAGTTTATGTAATCTACAAATTTAGTTTTATCAAATCTTCTGTTGTCTGCTTTTAATGTGTGCATCATTTCAGCTAACATAATATCTAAAATATCTCTTTGATGTATTTCTTTAATAGAAAATCCATTAGCCTCATCATACGCATATTTAAAAACATCTGCTATTTTAATGTAATCTTTCCTTGTCATGTTTAAACGCCTCCTTTGTGTTAGTTAATTAATTTAAACAGTCTGTATTGAAACATATTATTGTTACAGTTTTGTGACAACTTTGTGAACTTTCTGTGAATTATTTTTTATAAATCGCTACAGTATTTTATTAACAAAGTCAATAGATAAAAAAATAAATACACTTTTTTTAATTTAGGGATTGACATTTACAGAATCCATTACTTTTAAAAAGAGATACTAAGCCCTTACTTAGTCAACTGATTCAATACAGAGCATCTCCGTGGCTCGTAGGGGATATTTATTTTAGGCATAAAAAAACCCCCAATCAAGGGGGCTTTTAAGGTTGTGAAGTCTAGCTGAGTTCTAAAGTATCACTCCCACAACAGTTGCAAGTTGAGTTAGTCATCCTAGCCACCATAGTTCTTGATGCTCTCCACCCAAATCCACATTCGGAACATTCAACCTTAATATTTCTGGTTGTCTGTTTGTTCCTATCTGATATATTCATTTTATCGTGAGGGTATTCTCCAACTTTTTTAATGATAGCTTTTATTTTATCAGCTAACATATCACCAGCCTTTGCATATCGCATTTGAGATTCACCATCAAGCCCAACAGCTAAGCATATTTTTCTGAACCCTTTTCCGTGTCCAGATTTACAATCATCAACTGCATGAGCTAACTCGTGAGCAAGTGTATCAGCAATCTCAAAGCTATCAGCAACAGTTGGAACTATTACAATCTCATTGATATTTGCATCACTCCAACTTGTAGGAAAGCATTGACCGAGTGTTGTTTTATTCTTTGCTCTATTGCCTAACGCCCATGAGCAACTAATTTTAACTGGTGGCAATTTATACCCGTTAGGTTTAAACGCCCTTTCGTCCAGTTCTTGAGCAACTTTGTTTAGCCACTCCTCTCTATATTTGATATTATTTTTCATATTATCTCCTTGTGTTGTTTAATATAAGATAATTTTACTTGATATACTGTTTAAACACAATAGCAAATATGAAATTAATTAAATTATTTTAGCCTTTGAAGTAAAATTTTATGTCTTATATCTTAAATTATTATATATTTATCTTGAATTATTATGTGTCGAGCCAACATTAAAACTTTAAAGATTCAGTGTAAACTAGATAAACTTGATAAAATTTGATGTGCTTTCCTCTAGTCTTTAAAGTCTTTCTAGTTTAAAAAGTGGCTGTACAATTTTTATACAACTATAAAGGCTGTATAATTTTTGTACAGCTAAAGTACTAGCCCCCCGTAGTTTTCTAAGTCTATGAGGGTAGGTAGGATGCACGGGGGTGGGGGGTAGGTATAGAGGTAATAGTCGCATATAATTACAGAAAAACACCATTAACCAGATAGGGCTATCTAGTTTACGACCCGGCTCTATAAACTTTAAAGCCTTAAGTAGTATTTGATAGTTTATTTAGGTAGAAATAGAACCCCTGATAGGTACTATTTGACCCCGGAGGGCTCAATGTTATTATATACTTCATATTGCATTTTGTCAATAGTTTTAGAAAATATTTTAAAAGACTTGACAAAACTAGTTTATGACTATATACTAATATACATGGCTATACTTCCGAGCATAGATAACAATACTCGTAAAAGAGAACTCACAGAAAAGCAACAGTCTTTCTTAAATCACCTTGTAGAAACACAAGGAGATGCAAAAGAGGCTGCAAAACTTGCTGGTTACTCTTCACACTATCATCATGTTGTAAAGACTTTAAAGTCTGAGATACTTGAACTAACTCAAGAAGTATTAGCTAACTCTGCACCTAAAGCAGCATTTAAACTTGTAGAGATTATGGATTCTAATAGACCTATAATACAAGCAAACAACAAATTAGCTGCTGCTACAACTCTATTAGACAGAGTAGGTGTAAGTAAAGTGGATAGAGTTGATGTTAATCATAATGTTCAAAGTGGTGGAATATTTTTAATGCCTGATAAAAAACCTTTAGACTTAGAAGAAGCAGACTATGAAGATATTTCTGACTGAAGTTGTCAAAGATGATAAACCTTTAATAGGACCATATATTAAAGCAGAAACACTTGACAAAGCTATAGAGATAGCTGATATGTATGCTTTGACAATCATAGGTGAACTACATGAACTAACTCACAAATTACCAGAAAAACAGGAAACAATACACTAATGGCTAAAAAGAAAGATTCAAGATTAGAACGAGCAGGAGTAAGTGGTTATAATAAACCCAAGCGTACTCCTAGTCATCCTACTAAGTCTCATATTGTTGTTGCTAAAGAAGGCGATAAAATTAAAACAATTAGATTTGGACAACAAGGTGCAAAGACTGCAGGTAAACCTAAAGCAGGAGAGTCTCGTAAAACTAAAATGAAACGAAAATCTTTTAAAGCTAGGCATAGAAAGAATATTGCCAAGGGTAAAATGTCAGCAGCTTTTTGGGCTAATAAAGTTAAATGGTAAGTTTATTTAACAAGCTACATAAATTTATGAAGTGTGGTAGGATAAATAAAGTTTGGAAAATGTTTAAATAATGGCATATTCACAAAAAGTAGTTGATAGGTTTGAAAGTGTTTTAAACAATCCAGCAAAACATTCTGTTGGAAGATTTGACCCTAAAGACCCAAATGTTGCTACAGGTATGGTGGGTGCACCTGCATGTGGTGATGTGATGAAACTACAAATTAAATTAAACAATGATGTTATAGAAGATGTCAAGTTTAAAACATATGGATGTGGAAGTGCAATCGCATCCTCTACTATGTTTGTAGATATGTTAAAAGGTAAGACTATAGAAGAAGCTAAACTTATTAAAGATAAAGATATAGCAGAAGCTTTAGAACTACCAGCAATTAAATTGCATTGTAGTGTACTAGCAGAAGATAGTATACGACAAGCAATAAAAGATTGGGAACAAAAAGTTGCACATAGAAAACATAATTATTATACATAATGCCTCATTTAGGAAACATAACATTCAAAGCTTTACACAAACAAAAAGGTAGATTATCTATGAGGAGAAACCAAGGTAAACCCGGACATGTTACTCGTGAAGAGTTTGATAAAAATTGGGATATGATTTTTAAGAAAAAGGAGAATAAGAATGCCAAGAAAAAAGACAGCGACTAAAAGAAAGTCGACAGTAAATAAAGCTGGTAATTATACTAAGCCTACTATGCGTAAGAGGCTTTTCGAAAGAATCAAAGCCGGTTCTAAAGGAGGTAAACCCGGACAATGGTCTGCTCGGAAAGCCCAGCTTTTAGCTAAACAATATAAAGCTAAAGGTGGTGGTTATAAATAATGCCTAGAAAAAAACGAGACCCTAAAGTAGGAACAGGGAAAAAACCAAAAGGAACAGGAAGGAGACTATATACAGATGAAAATCCAAAAGATACTATTAGAATTGCTTTTAAAACTCCAGCAGATGCTAGAGCAACTGTGGCAAAAGTTAAAAGAATTAGGAAACCATTTGCTAGAAAAATTCAAATCTTAACAGTATTAGAACAAAGAGCAAAAGTAGCTGGTAAAAATCAACAAGCTGCAATAGCTAAACGAGGCAAGGAAGCAATAAGGAAAAAACATGTCAAGACTAAAAAAGTCACAAAGAAGTCTTAGGGCTTGGACTAAACAAAAATGGAGAACGAAGAGTGGGAAGAAATCTTCGGAAACGGGTGAGAGGTATCTCCCAGAGAAGGCGATTAAGGCACTATCACCGGCTGAATATGCTGCATCAACAAGAAAAAAACGAGAAGATACTAAAAAAGGAAAACAGTTTTCAAGACAATCAAAGAAGACAGCCAGAAAAGTTAGAAAGTATAGAAGAGTAAATTAATGTTTATACCTGATGATTACATAAGAAGAACATCTTCAACTATACCATTTGGTTATGAATTAGATGAAAACTTTGAAGGTTATTTAAAACCTATACCTCAAGAACTTAATATATTAAAAGAAGTATCAGAAGCTATATTTCATGGTGAAATAAGTTTAGGTATCGGTGTAGATTGGTTAGAAGCAGAGACAGGAAGACAAATGTCAAGACCGGGATTAAAAAAATATGTAGATAAGATATATGGTCGATAAGAAAAAAAAGATTACAAAAGACTTGACAAATGTTGAAAAAGACTATATACTAAAAGAAAGTAAATCTACAAAGAAAAAAGTAGGTAGACCTAAAAATAGTGAACTATCTAATGTTAAACTAGCTTTACAGGCTAAAAGAAAATTAGATAAAAAAAATAAAAAAGTTAAAAAGCTAACACGAAGTTTAGCTAGAGTTAAAAAAGAAGTACAGAAAGAAGAAAAAGCTCTTACTTCAAATGTTTTAACAGAATCAGAAACAAAAGTATTACCTGATTCTATACAAGAACATTTAGATACTACAGGTTCTTATGTGGCGTTTATGCCTAATGAAGGACCACAAACAGATTTTTTAGCTGCTGCAGAAAAAGATGTACTCTACGGAGGAGCAGCAGGTGGTGGTAAAAGTTTTGCAATGTTAATTGACCCATTGCGATATTGCCACATAAAAGAACATAGAGCCTTGATACTAAGAAGGTCTATGCCAGAGCTAAGAGAACTTATAGATAAGTCTCGTGAACTCTATCCAAAAGCATTTAAAGGTGCTAAGTTTAGAGAAGTAGAAAAGCTTTGGAGCTTTCCATCGGGAGCTAAAATAGAATTTGGCTTCTTGGAAAAAGATGCAGATGTTTATCGGTATCAAGGACAAGCGTATAGCTGGATAGGTTTTGATGAAATAACTCATTTACCTACAGAGTTTGGTTGGAATTATTTAGCTTCTCGTTTGAGAACTACTAATCCAAACTTAGAAACATACCTAAGATGTACAGCTAACCCCGGTGGTGTAGGTGCACAATGGGTAAAGAAAAGATACATAGAAGCATCTGAGCCTAATAAAACATTTAAAGGCAAAGATGGTTTAACAAGGAAGTTTATTCCAGCATTGTTACAGGACAATCCTTACCTTGCTGAAGATGGTGAATACGAAAGGATGTTACAATCCTTACCTGCAGTTCAAAGAAGACAACTGCTAGAAGGTAACTGGGATGTAGCAGAGGGTGCAGCATTTGCAGAATTTTCTACAGATGTACATGTAATACCACCTTTTGAATTACCTAGCTGGTGGGAAAGAGTAAAAGGGATTGACTATGGTTATGCTGCAGAAAGTTGTTGTCTATGGGGTGCTGTAGACCCTGATGATAAGACCATCATTATATATAGAGAGTTATACAGAAAAGGTCTTACAGGGGAAGCACTTGCTGACACAATAACACAAATGGAAGAGAATGAAATTAAATCTATTCCGGGTGTATTAGATACTGCTGCATGGGCAAGAACTGGATATACAGGTCCTACTATTGGAGAAACACTTGTCAATAGAGGACATAAATTAAGAAGAGCTGATAAGAATAGGATAGCTGGTAAGACTCAAATACATGAGCATTTAAGACAGCGAGAAGGAGCAGGAAGACCAAGGTTACAAATATTTAGTAACTGTGTAAATTTAATAAAAGAATTACAAGGTATTCCACTATCTGCAAATAATCCGGAGGATGTAGATACTAAAGCTTCTGACCATGCATATGATGCACTTAGATATATGTTAATGAGTAGACCTAGAATGGACCATCCTTATGATAGAATGTTAAGAATTAAATCAGACATATATCAACCTTCAGATAATAATTTTGGGTACTAGATGGAAGAAAATACATTTTTAAATGCTGACAATATTTACGAAGATGTTGAAGGTGAAGCTGGAAAAACATTAAGCTTAGAAGAAGACCAACAACGGAATCTTATAGGTATTATAAAAGGCAGATATACTCAAGCAGAAAATTCTAGAGATTTAGCAGAAAAAAGATGGATAAGAGCATATGAAAACTACAGAGGTTTATATGCTAAAAATGTAAGATTTAGAGAATCTGAAAAGTCTAGAGTATTTGTTAAAATTACTAAAACAAAAGTATTAGCAGCCTTTGGACAATTAGTAGATGTTATATTTGGAACAGGTAAGTTTCCTATAGGTATATCAGAAACTAAAGTACCAGAAGGTGAAACTGATGTAGCACACCTTGATATAAATAATCCAACTCCCGGTATTGAAACAACAGAAACTGAAATACCAGATGATATTGGTAATAGAATAGATAATCCTTATGATGTTGGCTATGAAGGCGATGGTAAAACTTTAAAACCCGGTGCATCTTTTTATAACGGAATCTTTGAAGATAGTATAGAAGACCAAGCTAAAGATGCTGGTATTCTGACAGATGGAGCAAGTGCTAATCCACAAGCAATAGAATTAAATCCTGCACAAAAAGCTGCAAGAAGAATGGAAAAACTTATCCATGACCAAATAGATGAATCTAATGGTTCTTCAGAAATAAGAAATGCTCTTTTAGAATCTGCTTTACTTGGTACAGGGATTGTAAAAGGACCATTTAATTTTAATAAAAAATTACACAAGTGGGATGTAGGTGAAGATGGAGAAAGAACATATAATCCATTAGAAGTTAGAGTTCCTAGAATAGAGTTTGTAAGTTGTTGGGATTTTTATCCTGACCCTTCTGGCACTACTATGGATGAATGTGAATACATAGTTCATAGACATAAAATGAATCGTAGTCAACTAAGACAACTGCGACACATGCCATACTTTGATGAAGATGCTATTCGTGAAGCTATTCAAATGGGTGCTAACTATGTTGAAAAAGATTACGAGTATGCATTAAAAGATGATAATAGAGCAGAAGAAGATTATCAAACTAATTTTGAAGTGCTTGAATACTGGGGTATTATGGATGCTGAGTATGCAAGAGAAGTTGGTATAAACCTTGATGACTCTATAGATGATTTAGATGAAGTACAAATAAATGCATGGATATGTGGAGATAAATTACTAAGAGCTGTAATTAATCCATTTACTCCATATAGAATACCATATCATGCTTTTCCATATGAAAGAAATCCATATAACTTTTTTGGTATTGGTATAGCAGAAAATATGGATGACAGTCAACAAATTATGAATGGTCATGCAAGAATGGCTATTGATAATTTAGCTATGTCAGGTTCGCTAGTATTTGATGTCGATGAGTCTGCTTTAGTTGGTGGACAATCAATGGAAATATATCCGGGTAAAATATTTAGAAGACAAGCAGGAATGCCCGGACAAGCTATACATGGATTAAAGTTTCCTAATACATCACAAGAAAACTTAATGATGTTTGACAAGTTTAGACAACTTGCAGATGAACAAACAGGAATACCAAGTTACTCACATGGGCAAACTGGTGTTCAAAGTATGACAAGGACTGCTTCAGGTATGTCAATGTTACTTGGAGCATCTAGTTTAAATATTAAAACTGTTGTCAAGAATCTTGATGACTTTTTATTAAAACCATTAGGCGAATCATACTTTCAATGGAACATGCAGTT